TCGACAATTACGGCACTCTTAGAAAAGGTATTTTCTTAAATGAGCAGCGTATCTTCGGTATTTGTTCACTAAGAGGAGATGATAATGAAAGCGTCGCTGCCAACCTTAAAAAGCCTGCTACTAAACAACGTCGTAGAAATTAAATTTAACCGCCGCCGTCCAAAGGCCGGTGCTGGATTGACTCGACGAATGTTATGTACGAACTCTCTCGCCCTTCTCAATAGCCCCGAAGGAAGACTTGCACTTAATTATAGGCGCGCTATTAAAATGCCTAAATTTGACCCTAATACTAAAGATCTTATTATTACCTGGGATATTTTTATGCAGGACTACAGATGCATTAACATGATAGCCTGTGACTTAATACAAGTTATACCTGCTAATAAAACGTTCTGGACATTTTTTAACGAAAAGCTTGCCGGGCTTTCAGCTCCACAAAAAGTGAGCTTTATGAACTCATGACATCAGTAGAAGAAATTGAGCAAATAATTAAACCATTCCTTCTCCTGAAGGCAACGTTTACTATTGATAATAAAGTTATCAAACAGGGTAAGTTACAGCTCTTTTGTATAAAAGATTTTTTCTGCACCTTTACTCTTCTTGGAATAGAAAAAGAAAATAAAAAGGTAATTTACGAGCTCCCATACCCATTCTCTATCAAGCGTTATGCCGATAGTATAGAGTTTGACTACACGCTCGAATCCTTTTGTATATCAAATACCGCTATAAAAGAACTAACAGATAAAGTTAAACTAAACAAGACATCAAAATTTTTTAATAAAAAAGTCATTGCTAACTTTAGCTAAGCGCATATACTATACAAGTGACGGTTAGTTTAATATCTCAATTTCCTGCTAGTTTCACACCAAGTAAGCTTCAAATCGATGTAATTAATCGAATAGAAAAAGCATTTAATACGGGTAAAAAATTTGTTATCTGTTGCGCTCCGACGGGATCAGGCAAGAGCTTTATTGCCAAAACACTAGCTAATGCTAGCACTGCACCGAGCAAAACATTTGAGCAATTAATTCGTAGCTATGATGCTTATAAAATGGATTTTGATGGCAATTATTCCTATGAACAGGAATGTAAGAACGAGCCTGCTTTCGGTACATTTGCTCTAACTATAACAAAATCTCTTCAAGATCAATATCAGGAGCTCTTTAATGATACCAATTTACTCAAAGGAAAAACAAATTACGTCTGTGATGTTGATAAGAATTACGATGCTGAACTAGCACCCTGTACATTTGCGCCTATGTTGAGAGATAATTGCTGGGCTGAAAATAGATGCCCATACTATAATGCGCGCAATGAAGCAATGCTAGCGACCTTTGCCGCTCTCAACTATAAAATGTTTTTATCTCTCCCGTCACACATCAAACAAAAGAACTTTTTAATTTGCGACGAAGCTTCTGAGCTTGAGGATGAGCTTATTCGACAGTTTTCAGCTGAAATTAATTATGAGAAACTAGACAATTATAATATACCTTGTGACGTACTAGTCACTGATAACCGCGACAGAGCCTATAATTGGATAGGTGTACTGCTAGAAAATATCACAAATGAACTTACGGCGTTTCTCAACAAAGCTAATAAAAAACAGAATTTAATATCTCAGTCTGAAAAAATAAAATATCAATTCTTAAAAAACATGCATAGATCGCTAACAATCATTAGCACACACTGGCATGAGTGCGAATTTGTCATCGACATTGACTCAAAGCGCGTTATATTAACACCTCTTCACGCCAATACACTTTCAAAATATATTTTTAATCACGGTGAAAAGGTCGTACTTATGTCCGCTACAATTATCGACCACAAGCATTTTGCAAAGTCTCTAGGTATTACAGATTATGAATACATTGAAGTAGACAGTACATTCGATCCTGCTAAATCTCCGATTTATATTTCTTCAAAATACAAGCTCAATTATAAAACTTTAAATAACGCTCTCCCTGGGATATGCGAGCAAATAAAGACAATTATAGAACACCATAAAATTGATAAAGGGATTATTCATACACACTCGAATGATATTACATCGTTTATTAAGGAGAGGTTAAAGAATGATAAAAGACTTCTCTGCAGAGACACCAATAATACAAATGAAGAGATTTTAAAAATTCATAGCGAAAGCGTGGATCCAACTATTCTTGTATCGCCATCGCTTGTATATGGTATTGACCTTAAGGACGATCTTGCAAGGTTTCAAATTATCGTTAAATTGCCTTTTCTACCACTATCCTCAAAACGGATTAAGAGGTTATTTGATTTAGATAGTACGTGGTACGAAAATAAGATGCTTAACGCCGTCGTACAGGCATCTGGTCGTGCTACACGTAATAAGGATGATTATTCGAGTACGTATATTTTAGATGGAAACTTTATAAACGTAGTAAAAAGAGCGAGAGGTAAGCTACCAAAATATTTTATCGACCGTATTCACTGATAAATACTTTAAGTGCACACACAGACTTTTCATTTTGAAATTCGCGATCTATTAACTCAGTTTGTTACTGCGTTTGATGATATTATTATTAACAGATACGATAAGAACCGTGTACCAAAAAATAAAGTGCAAGTAAGATATGTATATGCACCAAAGCAGCGCGTTCTCTATGATCTTGTTAATTTAGCACAAAATATAACAGTACCTGTTGTTTCTGTTAGTATAAGCAATGTCGCAAGAGACGAGGCACGCGTCTTTAATAAGATAAACGGATACTATTTTCCAAGCGGAACCAGCGACATATCAACAGGCTCTACGTCTGTTCACTATAATAGCCCTGTCCCTGTTAATATCACTGTCAATATGTCAATTATGACAAAATTTCAAACCGACATGGATCAGATTTTGTCTAACTTTATACCATATAATAACCCTTATATTATTCTTTCGTGGAAAGTTCCAACTGATTTAGCTACAGGAGGATTTGCTGTTCCGCAGGAAATTCGAAGCGAGGTTTTATGGAGCGGATCTGTAAGTCTGAACTACCCCACCGATATATCAGCAAATGAAAAATACAAAATTGTAGGAGATACATCATTTACTATTAAGGGCTGGTTATTCCCTGCAAAACAAGATCCCGTCGGTAATATCTTTTATATTGATAGTAACTTCTATGCTACAAGTCTTCTTACTTCGGTTGCTGAACTTACCGCGAATACCTATACATATCCTGTTAGCACAAATCTTGTTACAGAGGTTGAAAGACTATCTACATACGGTTATCCACAAATTACAAATAATATTACATATACTACATCTAATTCCGAGGCACCAAATCTGTATTTATAATTGATATTCTACTAAATACTCATTAAGTAATTGTGTTGAATTATGGTTGATTCCAATAGAGAAAGTACATTCGGTAGAGAGTTAATGAAATATGTTTCATCAAAGCTTCCCTACCAGTCTTATGATATTAACGATAAGATTAAGGCATTAAATCCAAAATATGAGGATTTTTATGGGAAAGGTACAGATAGGATAGGAGCACTAACACGGCAGTCGGTATCATCGTCTATTTCAATGACCGATGATCAGTATGCAAGTATTCTCCAGAATAAGGATTACCATGACTTTATGTACGCCAATATCCAGCCGGATAAAGGCCGTCGACTCATGGATTACCGTGTTATGGCTGCTTATTCTGAGGTTGCTGATGCACTGGATGAAATCTGTGATGAATTTATCAATAAAGACGAGCAAGGCGAAATCGTAAAGCTTAACTTTATTGACTCCGGGTTATCAGAAACACAAAAATCAAAGGTAAAAAAAGAATTTCAGAAGTATATCGGCTATTTTGATCTTGAACATAAGGGATGGGAATATGTTCGGCAAATGCTCGTTGACGCAGAAATTTATTGGGAACATATTATTCACAAAAAGTACCCGAAGGAAGGCATCTTAGGAGTTGTTGCAATTCCTTCTGATGTAATTGATCCGGTTTTTGAAAACGTTCAAAATATGATCGTTAAGGGTTATCTCCTCCGTAAACCTATTTACGATGCAAAAAATCCCGGTAAGGTAGCAAAAACTGAGCTTATCCCAATGGATATAAATCAGGTAACTTATATTAACTCTGGTATTTGGAATGAAAGCAAGAATTTAAGATTACCGTTTATTGAAAACGCGCGTCGTGCCTATCGTCAGTTGAGTCTTATTGAAGACTCTATTGTCATCTATCGTCTTGTAAGAGCTCCAGAACGTCTTGTATTCAATGTCGACGTTGGTAATATGTCACCGCCGAAGGCTGAGGCCTACCTTCGTAAGCTCATGACTAATTACTGGTCGAAGCGGACGTACGATTCTAATCAAGGCGCAACAGTACAAAAATTTAATCCTCAGTCCATGCTCGATAGCTTCTGGTTTGCGAAACGTGCAGGCTCAGAAGGAACTTCTGTTACTCAACTTGCAGGAGGAGCAAATCTTGGTGAATTAACAGACCTTATGTACTTTGTTAAGAAGTTATATAAGTCACTTAAGGTACCTTCAACGCGTCTTAATCCTGATGACCCATATAAGGATGGCGCAGATATTCTTAGAGAAGAGCTTAAGTTTGCACGATTTGTTATTCGTCAACAACAACGCTTTGCTTCTGGTCTTAAGAACGGCTTTATTACCCATCTTAAGCTAAAGGGCATTTACGAAGAAATGCGTCTCAAGGAGACACACATCGATCTTACTTTTAACGTACCTACAAATTTTTACGAACTACGCGAACAACAAAAATTCCAGCTTAGAGCCGAGAACTTTAATACAATTACTACAAGTGACTTTATATCAAAGACTTACGCTCAGAAAAAATATCTTGGTTGGAACGATTCTGAGGTTATGGCAAATAGAGAATTCTTACGCAAGGATAAAGAACTTATGTGGGAATTATCTCAAATTGAAACCACGGGACCTGATTGGCGAGAAGCTGGATCGCTTGTATCAGGAGCAGAAGGCGCGGGCGGTGGAGGTGCTCCAACCGGTGGAGGTACGCCCCCAGCATTCGGACCAGCTCCAACCGGCGGTGAAGAAGCACCTCCTGAAGCTGGTGCACCAGAAGTTGCCGGTGCAGCTACACCTGCACCGGCCGGTGAGGCACCTCCTGCTTAATAAATACTGTTATGGATTGCTCAGCCGTAACACCAATTTCAGCTTTTCAGAGCTCGAATTTATCTAGTAAAATAGATTCTTTTAGTCGACTTGGTGATCGAATTACTCGCGCGCTTGGCGCACCAATGATCAATATCGAAATTCATCAAGACCAACTATTTGAATTTATTTCACAAGCTTGTGAAATGTTTACCAAATATGCCGGGTATACGGAAGAGTATCTTGTCTTTAATTCCGATCTCTATAAAGACGGCGTCGGTATAAAGCTCGATGATTTGTTTAGCATTACACCTTACTTCAACCGTGTTAATATACCGAGCTCTACAGTATATGCCGCTACGTCTACAATTCCTGGAAAATTCTTTAGCGCATCACCAACACTCTCGAGCACATATGCTACTGGTATTTTTCAAAATCAAATTCTTACGACAACTGCTTATCTTAGCGTTATAAATTATAATAGTTCAGTAGCTAGTATCTTCGTGCCGTCGAGTAATGGTCAGCAACAAATCGTTAACAGCTTTGACTACGATATCATGGATTATAGAAAAGTTGTCGATATCTTTAATTTTGAAGAAGGCTCATCCGACGGTGTCAATACACTTTTCACTATTGAGCAAACTCTTGCGCAGCAAACTTATTTTAGTTACGCAATGGGTAATTATGGATTTGATCTTATTAGTTGGTATACATTAAAGAACTGGCTCGAAGTAAGAGAAAAATTACTCGCTATCAGACGCTCATTTACGTTCGATCCCCGTACCCAAACTTTAGTGTTCTATCC